CTCGAACCTGCAACCTCGGGATTAGTGTGTATTTCCGGGTTCGCTGATAGCGATTCTGAATGCGAGCTGATCGCAGCTGCGTAATTATCTGTATATGCAACTCATTACGATGCCGGTCGATTGGGCGGGATTGGCCTCGGAATATGAACGATATCTACTAGCTGCAGGATGCACTCCAAAGACAGTGAAGCTGCGAAGAGGATGGATTACGCGATTTGCTCGATGGATCGATTGCGCTCCCTTTGAAATCGAGCAGACAGCAGTCATCGAGTGGAGTGCAGCGCAGAAATGGTCACAATCCACGCGTAGATCAGCAACTCAGTCTGTTAAGGGATTCTACACATGGGCATTATCGTTAGGATATTGCGACGCGATGCCGAAAGTGCCGCGCGTGCGGAAAAGCCCTGCTGCTCCACATCCTGCAAGCAGTGCTGCGATTGCTGCGTGCCTACAATCACGGGATTACAGAGTGCGCCTAGCAACGCGCCTAGCGGTGGAAATAGGACTGCGACGTGCCGAAGTAGCCTGTATCAATGTCGATACTGATCTAATCGAAACAGTTGACGGCACAGCCTTAATAGTCCACGGGAAGGGCAATAAGACTCGTATCGTTCCGCTTACCGCTTCGCTTGCAGGCGAGCTGCGACAGCACAGGGGGTATGTGTTCCCCGGTCTGGATTCGGGTCATATTTCAGCAGCTTGGCTCGGCACTCTCGTCTCCAGAGCGATGCCGAAGGGGGTAACGATGCACTCTCTCCGGCATACGTTTACGACGCGCGCATATCAGGCGACGCGTGACCTCGTGGCACTCCAGAAAGTGTTAGGACACGCGTCACCTGAGACTACGCTCGTTTATCTGCAAATCGCAGACGCGTCGCTAAGGCGTGTCATCGAAGCGGCTGCGTGACCGCTCCGCTTCAAGAGAAGCGATGCGTTTGCGCATTTCACTGTGACTATCGTGCGCGTGATCGTCGATGGAATCGACTCTGCGCGTAATCTGCAGCAGCTGTGAGCTTTGATGATCGAGCTGATTACCGTGGTCATCAAGTGAGCGCTCGATGCGGTCCAGCTGATCTTTAACCGATGATCCATGATTAGGTTCAAGCTGATCGGCTGTGCGCCTAGCTGCTACGAGAGTGGCAATGCCTGTAATCGTAGCCGCTAGACCGCCAAAGCCGCCGAGAGCGGTTATCAGCTCAGCTGCTGCGTTCATTATCTGCGCGTGGGGTATGCATGAGAGCAGTCGATGTGCCGAGCACCGATGCTGCGAGAGCAATCCAGAGCGGTGCGGTAGCTTGATCGACGATCCCATAAATCGTGAGCAGCGGGACGAGGGCAGTCGTAATGCCGTAGAGCCATGCGCGCAGCTGAGGTGTAAGCCACTTCGCATACTGAGGTGTTTCCATTTACTTCGCACCTGCCTCTATCAGCTTTGCAAGATCGTCGAGACGCGTATTGAGAGCTGAAATGCCTTCGTAAACGCGGCTGAAATTCGTTGCATTCCACGCGGTTTCATCGAGGGGGTTAGTCATCGATCCTGTGGGCTGACCATCTGAGCCCTTTTTTTCGACACCGCCGAGTAGTGCGCGCTCGATGCGCTCCACGCGCATATCGATATAGGCAAGAATGTCTGCGACGCTAGCGTTATGGCCGTCGGGACGAGTGATGCGGTCTGTGAGTTGCATTTCGTCAAATTCTCCTTCGTTTGCAATTCGGTCGATTTCTTCGAGTTTGTCTGAGTAGTTTCCGGGACAGGCGGTGGGGAAGTGATCGCAGTGACGAGAGAGGGGCAGATAGCCGTGCTCAAAGCGGATCGCTGAGACGAGCTTTGCCACTGTGCGCAGGTCATCGTCTGTGCATGCGGGATGGCACTCGATACCGATTGTGCGCAGGTTATTACCTGAGCAGTGCCATGCACGATCGTTATCGGAGACAATCTGAGTGATACGGCCTGCTGAGACAACATAGTGCGCTGATGTGCGCGCGCTGCGATTGCCGTTGCATAGGAAATCTACGACTCCATCATGCGTCTGATTCCATTCCGGGAGTCCCCACCAATGGATCACGATTCCGGTAGGTGGTCCAGCGGGACGGCCTTCGTCGTAATTAGCGGATTGGTGTACGTCGGTTACAGCCCAATTAGGCTCGATTCGTGTCATTGCTGGCCTGCCGTCCACGTGGCATACCCTCTGTATGCTCCGTTGTTTTGAATGTCAACATCCCCATAGCACAAGACGCGTACTAATCCGTTATTGAGAAATACCGGCATAGGCCAAATTCCGGGGCCAAACAACGTGCCGCAGATCACCCATTCACGCGTTGAGGGCACGCGCACGAGGTTATTCACGCGCATCACGTCGATGATGCCACCGGGTCCCATATGGAAGGATGATCCAGTGCGCACGAGGCTGATACTCAGATGCGTAGTGCCGTTTACCGTGCGCGCTACACCACCGCCGGGATCATGTCGCCAAGCTCCATCAAAGACAGGGAGCGTCACTGTCTGCTCTGTATAGAGTTCTGAGAAATTCGCGTTGATTTCCTCAGCGCGAACGAGTTCGCCGGGTACAAACTTTTTCATCGCGTCTCCTTATCGGTTTGCTACAAGTGTGAGCGTGGTTTTCCACGTGCGAGGGGTAATAGAGTGGCCGATGCGCGTAATTACCGTGGGATGAGCGTCACCACGCGTTGCGACACTAGCGGAGGTGAGGGGATCGAGGACTGCTGCTGCGCTCATATGATCGAGACGATTCTTAGGGCCAGAGCGGTGGGAAGGCTCGATAGTGACGCGCGAGGGGACCGGCAACTCAGTTGCACGCCGAAGTAGGCTGCGCGCGGCCTGCTCGACACCTGCTGCCAGAGTCATATCTACAGCTGCATTAGTGCCATTCCACGCGGTCGAGGCCGTAGGATCAGTGACAGTGGTGGTTGCGTCATCTGCGCGCAGATCACCGTTTTCGATCTTCATACCGTGGTTAGTCACGGTAATTGAGGCGATTGTTTCCCCTGAATCCCACTTTGTATCACTAGCGGTGTAGCTCCACCTGCGCTGCTGCAGGTCCGTATCCTCAGCGTCGCTAAGAGTGATAGCCGCGGTGGTCGAGGGCCGCGCAGCGCTGATATTTACGATGTTGTTTCGCGATACCCACCACATGCCACCTACCGACGCGCAGGCCGCGTCGATGTGCTTCGCTAGATTGGTTTCCCAAACTGATGGGCACATATCAATGTAGGAAGATGACGGCGTTGAATATGCGACATCGGGAGCGCTTCGCATGAGCCTCTCGATGCGCCTAACCCACGGCTCAGGCGTATTAGATGCATCCACGCGCGCACCGTGACGCGTGATCTGTGCGAGGCGTGCAACTGCATCAGACGCGGTGAGAGTGACGTTATACGGTGTTGCCGAGCGCGGGGGCTGAAACTCGATTGACTGACTCGTGAGGTTGCCGGTAAACACGGGAATACGATCAGGCCAATAGACGAGACGCACGGGAGCACCGTAGGCCAAGCCGAGTTCGCGAGGATCCAGGCCACCTGCAGCGCTGATAGTCAAGATTCCTACCTCAGCTGCGAAAATCGGGCCGCGATTTGTTACCCCACGCGTAACGCTCAGAGACGTTACAGGCGCGGTAATATCCTGCCAATCATGAGTGAGATTCTCGCTATAGAAACGCTTCGTATCCCATAGAGATTCGTTAAACATTGCAGCGCTATGGTGCGGGATGCCGTGGCTGTATGCGTCACGATTGAAGCGCGAGTAATCAAAGCGAGCGCCGAGAGCGCCGATCAGCGGGAAATACGCCTGCAGGCTCAGTACGTGCGCGGGATACGGCTCAGCTGGAATGTGCACGGGGTCGGTAATCGTGAGGTTTTCCAGCTCAACGCGATTTGCTCCAGCAATCGTGATCTCGAAACTTGCACCACAGGTAAACGTCGCTTCAACGGTGGTGGGAGTGTTCGCCGGGATGAGGTGATAGGTCTCTGCGATGGTGACAGCGCACTTCTTTGCAGATCGCACGAGCGCGCGCACAGTGAGCGTATGACCGATAGGAAGATACTCGATTTTGCACACAGCGGCTGTAGTGATTCCGGTAATCACGGTGCGCGTGCCAAGCGTTTGCACTGTTCCACCGCTCCACTCATCAGCGCGCGGCGGCGCGAGTGTAATCATCGGTTCACCCCATTCAGTCGCATGTACTCATTGAGGCTGTCAGCGAGCTTCCTACCGTTTTCGGGGGTCGGTTCAAGCATCTGCGCATCGACGCGGATGTTCACTACAGTTACATGTCCACCTGCAGCGCTGATCGCGTTCGGATCGAGCGCGTCAAATGACGTGTTAGAAATCATGTCGGTCAAGCCGCCGAGCGAGCTACGAACAGCCGGGAATCTTCGCTCAAAGCCGTTGATAAGGCCGTCAATAATCATCGAGCCAGCAGGCGTGAGCAGACGACGGTCTAGGGACTCAGGCCCCTTCCAGCTCGTGAGCTTATTCGTGAGCCATCCGAGACTGTCCTTGACCTTGCCAAACATATTTTTGATGCCGTCAATAAATCCTTGAATCAGCTGTGAGCCTGCGTTCCACAGAACTGATCCAAGATTCCCAAGCGCTCCGAGCGCACGTGAGGGCAGGGATGCAATCAGGCCGAGCACACCGCTGATGCCACCTGCAACCGCGTTTTGTAGCCAATTCATCGCACCGCGAGCGGCTCCGACGATAGCGTTCCATCCACCGTTAAAGATGTTCGTAATGGTTGAAATGACGGTAGAAACGATTGTAGAGATAAAGCGAACTGCGCTGCCGATGGTTGTTGATATCGCTGTCCATACCGTTTGCGTTACAAGATAAACGCCGGTCCAGACAGTGTTAAAGATTCCCGCGATAAACTGAATAGCCGTTGCGACAACGCCTGTGAGCACGTTCGCGAAGGTGGAAAGAACAGCGACGATTGCACTGATGATCGGGTCAAGCGCGCTAATGGCCGTGCTGAGCACATCCATGATTATTTGTGCAACGGTTGTCAAGGCTCCAATCAGCGGAGTCAAGATCGCTGAAAGAACATTCAGGACAATCGAGGCGACGTTACCGATAGCTGTGAGTAGCGGTGACAGTGCAGTGAAAAGATGCCCAAGCAGCGTTGCGACGGTTGCGAGTAGCGTGCCAAGCGAAGGCAGGATAGGGACAAGCATCCCCACGATACGTGTCACCAATGCTGTGACGATAGGCACTAGAGGCATGACTGCCTGCACCACGGCTTGCACCACATCAGCGATACCCTGCAGCAGGGGAGTAAGCGAGGGCAAAATTGCCGTGACAACATCAGCAATTGTCTTAATCAGCACAACCACTGTAGGCATGATGGATACGAGCGCGTCGGTGAGTACTCCACCGATTTGCTCGGCAATATTTTGCACGAGCAGGCTAATGGTGGGGAGCAGGGGAGCGAGCGTGTTCCCAAGCGTGGTGACGAGGTTCGTAATGACGGGAAGAGCAGCGCTGATACCCGTGGTGAGTGCTCCTGCAATCTTGGGGAGCATCGGCACGAGTGACTGCATCAGGAAGTGCACGGGCGAAAATGCACTAGCGAGCTGAGCTGCAGGGCCAATCAGCTGAGTGATGACGGGAACGATCTGGCTGAATGCTTCTTTTATAGGTGCGAGCAGAGGCGCGAGAGCACTAAACGTGCCTTGCATGATCGGTCGGAGAGTTTCAAAGACAGAGCCGAGCTTTTCACCGATTCCGTTCGCGAAATCAGGCAATGACGCGGGAAGCATAGCGCGCAGAGCGACGGTGATCTTGCCTGCGATAGCGGTGAAACGAGCTGCGACAGCATCTGGATCGACACCTGTTGCGTTTCGGATACGGGATTTCACCGCTTCCATGACAGCTGCGACGCGAGTTGGAAGCTCCGAGAGGCGATTTGCGCCTTCAATGATCTTGCCTGCTACGCGCTCACCGACTCCAGACAGCAGCGCTTGAATGCGAGGACCGAGAAACTCTGCGAGCCTGTCAGCGTATGGCT